AACCGTCCCTACCCCAGCATTATAAGAAGCTACTGCCTTCTCCTTATCACCTTGGTAGTAATCTAGCATCTTATCAAAATATCCTTTAGTGAAATTGATGTAGTCTTCTTTAGTTTGCCCAGCTAAAGGGGCAATACCATATCCCGGATTCTTTCCAGTTTCAGGTTTAACTTGAGTAATTCCTAATGCACCAACACTACTCTTTAATAAAGAGCCATCAGGGAGTTGATGAACACCTCCACTCTCTGCTTGAATAAGATTAGGAAGTATCCCTGCTATAACATCTTTCTTAGACGGTTGTATAGGTTTTACATACACCACCTTAGCTGCTTGCTGTGCTTCCTCCCAAGGGAGTAGTCCTTTACTAACTTTGTCTACAACATTTGTCACTTTATCCATTACATACTGAGAGGCTGACTTATAAGCCTGTTGAGCTTCTTCCCAAGGATTAGGAAGAGATGTAGACGGCTTGTTGCTTGTTATTGATACTGGAGTTGGGGAGGAAGAGGCCGCCTGAGCCTCCTCCCAAGGAAACATTTCGTTATTTGCTTCCATCACCAGCTTTCACCCAATTAGCAGGATTGCGAGCATCCCCACCTTTAAACGTATATCCATTCTTTACTGTCCCTTCCTGAACACCCTTCATAAATACTCCGGGCATTAATTCATGCTTGTGGTCTTCCCAATACTTAGCGTAATCAGTTGTACCTTCTAAATGAGCGTGCATACGTATAAGTTGATCTAATCCTTTGGCAGCAGCATTAAGCTGTGCAGCATTCTTATCTGATCTAGTGGAATAAGGGTCTTGACCAAACTTATCCATTTGAGCTACAGAAGAAGGACGCTCTAAAGGTTGCTTATTCTCAAATACAATATTATTACCCACCATCTTAATGGAAATATTATCACCTACGTGCGTAGCTGTACCTGTCTGCTCAGTACGTGGTAATGTAGACTCTAAGGTATTCAAGATTGCTTGTCTTACCTGAGGATCATATTTAGTCATAAATACTACCTGAGCATTCCTAGCAGTTTCCTTGTCTATCCTACCAGATACAGCCATCTTACCAAACTCAGAAGACGCATAGAAGGCTCCAGCTTCTTTTAAAACACGAGGGTCATATGCACCTGTCTCCAAGCTCTTAGTCTGCTCTAAAGTCTTATTAAGTAGCTTGGTGGCCTCTTCTGTAGCCTTCTCTTTATTCTCCACCTTGCCAGAATACAGATCAGTCAATCCTTGCTTCAATTGACCGAATAAAGCCTTGTCATTAGGAGTACCTACTACTTGTGGAACGTTAGGGGAATTCCCTACAACACCCATAGTGAACTCTTTGATAGGAACAGAAGCAAAGATGCCAACCATAGGATCACCCTTGAACAGCTCAGAAGCCACTACAGCTCTCTGAATCTGTGGATTGGTTTCTACAGCAGCCAGCTTAGCAGCAGTAATCAAAGATTTATAACGATTGTCCAGCATTGTAGCTTCATCACCAGACTTAACACGTGGGTCTAAACGCTCAGAAATAACTTTATTCAAATCAGCAGAAATCTTAATCCAAGGAGCAGCAAGCTCTGGATTCTTACCTGCAATTGCTTGAATAGCAGAATTAACCCTAATCATATTCATGTTATGATCTTGCAATGCGTCCATAGGGTTACGCCCCTTCTTGATTTGCATTTCCAAGTCATTAGCCACTGCGGAAATCTGATCTATGTTGGCAGAGAACACCTCACGTGTACCACGAGAAGCTTGTTCCTTAGCTTGATAATCTGCAAGAGACATATTGAAAGTTGCTTCAGCACGTTGTTCTCCTCGCTGTGCCCTCTCTTCAGCAGCTCTTTGAGTTGCCTGCCTAAAGTCGTCTTCTACACGTCTAGAAGTTCGGAATGTCGCAAGAGTTGCATTCTTAGCTTCATCACTCATACCATCATAGAAATGGTATCCCACCTTAGCAGCATCTAGCGTTTCCTGTTCCTTGATTTTATTCTGGAAGTCTACTTGACGTTGTGCTTCAGAAATCTCTGTACCTCCATATACAGATGCACGAGCCTGTGTCAACTCTTGTACATACTGTGGATAGCTTTGCAGCATCTTCATGAAGTTGGCACGAGAAGCTGTAGTTGTCTGAGAGGAAGACCATTGACCTGTAGTCAATGCATCAGAATAAGTTTTCTCATTATTGACGTATTCATTAATTACAGCAGCCTTCCTTTGTTCAGCTTCTTCTTTACGAGTATCAGACAAGCCTTTAGCAAATATGTCACCTATCTGGCTGAATATTGGCATCATGCTTGTAGTAGCTGCTTGCTGTTGTACAGGAGCTACAGGGGAAGTTCCCTGACCTTGCGGGTCAGAGAGCTTCGTGGCTTGTATTCCAAAATCAGCCATTATTTTTTACCTTTCTGCGAATTACGAACATCTTGTACATCCTTATAACGTTGGAGCATTATTGCTTTCTCTTGATCGTTTAAAGGAGACATTCTGATTTTATCTAAATACTGTTGAGAGTCTGGCATACCAGAAGCACGGAACATATTGAGCAATAGCTGCTGATCTTTCCCCATCATGTCTTTAACCCATTGATCTTTAACCAATCGTAAGTCATTAGGGTCTGTAAAGGTACGCATCAGCATACTCTGAACAGCTTGAACATGGGCTATATCAACTGTCTCAGATTGTAAAGAATTCTGAACATAAGTCATAATATCTCTGTATTTAGACATTACTTTCTCTTCATGTTTCTTTTTATCTTGGGCAAGCTCTTGAGACATTTGATACAATTCTTTAGTAGACAAGGAACTAAATCCCAAGAATGCTGCACCTATCTCTGGATCAGTTAATGTACTATCCAAAGTAACGCCATATTTATCTTGTTTCTTACGAGTCTCAAGCATAATACGTGCATTATCTATTGTAGTCCATCCAGACGTAATCTTAGCAACATCATTCAATACTGCTGTGAACTTGGTAGGATTGTTAGGGTCTAGTTCTTCAAACACGTTAAAGAATCGTCCCATTGTCAGCATTGCTTGAGGGATACGCCCCATTCTCTTCTGACCATTTACTCCATCTACTGCTAATACCTGTCCAGCAGGAGAAGCTGCAAACGCACCAAATGCACCTTGCTCTGTAAAGGCTTTATACATCTTAGCCCACCCGTCCAAGTCATAAGGAGATAATGAAGTGAAATCTACTCTAGACTTTTGACCAGATTCATCTAAATGTGTGAGTGTATAATTCATCAGAGAAGAATATGCACCATACACCAGCAAGTCACGAGTGTCTTGATCGTCTGGGAGAATGTCTCCTCCATTCTGACCAGTTGCAGTCATAATAGAAGATACTAATCCAATAGGTGCTCCAAACATAATCATATCCCAGCCGATAATACGTAGCTTAGAAGCGGTATCAATCTTACGATTGGTTGCTAATGTGAACATCTTATGAGGCATCTGCAAGAATTGCAATACAGAAGAAGCAGAGCTTTGTGTATATGCAAATTCACCAGCCTTATTCAAATCACCACTAAGAGCACGTGCTTCAGCAAATGCTTTGTCACGTATTGTTTTATTAGCTAAATCAAGCCCTTCTCTTCCATACTTCTCATGTACAGCAGCCAAATGCATGAGCATGTTCATCTTCTCACCCATGTCAAAGCCTACCTTCTGGGGAGCAGAGAGCACCGATCCTATTGCTCTTTTCACAGGAGAAGAAGCGTCTGCCATAGACAATCCCAATCCGCGTACAAGACTGTTCCTGTCAACACCTGAAACCATACCACTGTCTTCCACAAACTTACTAAACTCTGATCCAATCTTAGTGTGAGTAAGCTCTGTGTATTCTCCTAGATAAGCCATAATACGCTCACCAGTTCCTACAATACCTTTAGGATTGTATGCTGCCATACGCAATCCTTGGTTAGACTGTACAATCCATTGGCGTATTGGCAATGACATTCCGATGTAAGCTTGGAACACTGTACCTTTAAGACCATGTGTTATAGAAGCACCTGATACACGGTTCAATGCTTGCTCTGCTTTAGAGAATCCAATCTTACCAGCAAAGTCAGCCATGATATGCATACCAGCTTGTATAGCTACGTCTGTGGAGTTGATGTACCCATCTTCCAAATACTTGATGTATTCATAAGTTGTACGAGCATCTGACACTTCCTTACTTACGCTGCTACGTGCATCCTTAATCATTGTACCATGACGAGGAAACTCTTTTATCCCATGCTCATTCCGAGGGATAAACTCACCATACTGTTCCACAAATCGTGCCTTAGCTGTATCAAGCATGGGGCGTGTAACTGTACGTCCTGCAAGGCTTTTGGCAGTCCTTACAGCGCTTTCCATAGGGTCTTCTACGAATGTACCAGCACCAATTATATTAGTGCCCTGAGCTGACGCCAAAGGCTGCCCACGAACTCGCTGAGCAATCCTACCAGATGTAGCATTAATATCCCAATAGCCATCACCGTCTTTAACCAGCCCACGAGCGTCTTCACGAACTTCATATCGCTTTCCTGTAACTTGTGATTGACTATTCTTGAACATCTCGGCATCTTTAGTATTACCAGCTACCGCTACTGTCTTTCTAGTCTCTTTACCGGAAGCATCTACAGAAACTTCATCTATAAACTTACTTCCTCGTTTATAAGTGACTGTGTAATATCCCTCACGATAGTTCAATATTTTATCTGTATCTCGAATAGCTCTTAGGTATTCAGAAGGATTGTTTCTTACAATCATATGGTCTACTTCAACACCATTGATTGTAACTGGCCTACGTAATATTGCGTAATGGCCTCCTTTGTTATACAGATCATCCATCTCCTGTTGAGTCAGTGTACGTAATCCACCTGTCTGTGGGTCTAATACTTGACCAATATTCTTATTCTTACCTACAGCTTTACCAAATAACTGATTACCATTAGAATCTAATACAGAATATCCTTGAGAACGTAATGTACGTACTAGGTCATGGTTTTCAAGATAGAAATTCCTATCCCAAATATCTCTCCATAATTGTAAAGCATCAACCTCTTTATGGGAGAACCCTCTAGCGAATAAGTCCACAGGGTCATGTTTAAGACCTTTAAGGTTAGCTTCTTGGATATAGTCATTTAATTTAACCCTTCGTTCAACAGGCAAAGCATCCACTTCTGAACGGAATTGTCTAATTGGACGTAATAGAATGTTTTCAAAATTAACAGATTGATCCACTGCAACAGATGCAGAGCCAGTTAATGTAGGATGTAGCATAGAACCGGGGTCTAACAACCAACGAGCAGCACTTCCTCTGTCTTCAGAGATAGTAGAAGCAAGTCTATCTGTCCAGTTACGCTTAACATCCAATGGGTTCCAAGAAGTAACGCTCCTGTCCTCTACTGGAATTCTGGAATTAACTTTTACAATATAGTCTCCAGATTTCTTTTCCATATCAGTTACAGGAACATAATCCATACCACGGCGTTCCATAACAATAATATCTTTAGAATCTACTGGATAACTACGTAATGCGTATTCCGCTTGAGCCTTCGCTTCAGCAGCAGATGTGAATGACCCACCTTCTGTACTATAATGGGCATCAATAATCAGATGATCTCCGTCAGCACGTATCGTAGTCATTGCATCGTTAATCTTCAAGCCTGTTGCATTCCTGAAGTCGTGCTTAATGTTATTTACAGCCAAGTCAAATTCTTCAGGAGTATATCGTAATGCTCCGGTATTAGTTAATACATCAGAAAACTCTGCACTAACTTTATTCAATACCTTACCAGATTCAACACCTACCTGAGGGGCAATAGCATTAGCCAGAGCTTGTTCCTTAGAGACACCTGTTAGAGCTTGAGCTGTTTCTTCACCACCCTCATAGATAGCCTTAATCAATTGTCTTGCTACGTCTGGATTAGACTGCTCTACAGTAGAAAGAATAGAAACTGGGTTCTCACGACGGACAACGCTATTGATCTCTAGTCTTTTAATAGCATCTGCTATAGGATTGAGCTTACCTACTCCCGGTATTTCTTGCTTTTTTAACTGTGCAATTTGTTTATCAATTGCATCTAGTTTTTGGCTGACCTGAGAGGAAGAACTATTGGTTTCAATAAAGTTTTTAAGACGAGACACTTTAGCTTCATAATCACCAGATAATCCAGAAATTTCAGAAGATGCTTTGGCTTGCGCATCTTTAAACTTCATACCATCATCTTGGTACTTACGAGTAAGTTCTTTTAAATCTGGAATATCTTTATTGTTTTCTAGATTAGAAAGCTCTTTACGTGCTTTAGCTATTGCACCTTTATCTGCAAGATTGCCAGCATCACCTAAAAGGGATGCTTTTTCCTCTTCAAGGTTTTTGATTTGCTTAGTTATGTCAGGAGTCCCCTGATCTGGGGTAGACATTCGGTAGGACAGGTTTCCCTGTGTTTGAGAATCTTTTCCAGCCTTTGTAACAACTTCTTCAGATGTTGCTGGAATACTACCAGAAGGTTCTTTACGTCCGCGCATAAACTCCGCAGTAGACTTTGCAGTTTTACCTGCACCTAACAGAGACTTGGCTTCACTTCCTACCCAGAAGGCATCCAGTAATGTCATGAAGTTACTAGCCCAAATACCTACGTCAGATTGACGAGGAGAGTCTAGCAGCTCTGTAGCTTTACTGAATTGAGTATATGCTGCGTCAGAAGAGAATATAGCACTGGATTCTTTAATCGACTGCAATATTTTCTTAGTGTATTCATAACGCTGACCCGGAGGGATGCTTTCCAGTGTCTCCTTAATCTTATCTTCAGAGGAACCCGGTAAAAGGAAATTCTTAGCCCATTGACCGATAGACTGAGGAACACCCATCTTCTCTTGCAAATTAGAAGAAATCTTACCTTGTACAATGTTACGTCCAAAAGGCATCACTTCAGAAGCAGCAACATCCTTGGTAACCTGACCAGCAGTTTGCTCTGGAAGGGCAGCCATAAATCCATTCATCAATTTCTGACGTTCTTGAATATCTTTATTGATAATATCCATAGATTCAGAAAGAGAAATGCGAGCTGCCTCTCCTCGAATGTCTTCTCCTTTAGAAGGAGCTTCCAACATCTTGCTTGCAATAACTTGAGTAGGTTCTGGCTTAAAGTCTGAAGTTTGTACAACGTTCATAACTTTACGCTTTTGTTCCATAGAGATTGTAGGATCACCCATAATCTTAACCACAGAACCAATAGACTGACTCCGATTGACCAATGCAACCCTGTTCATAATTTCCTGATGGGTAGTGTCTTTTCCTTCACTACCCTCTTGCATAATCAGTCGGTAATTATCAATTACTTTATCAGGTTGACCGGAGATCATTGCAGAAGTGGCAGCACGATTCCGAACACTACTCATTGGGAGATTTGTTTGTGTTGGTGCTACATCAACCAATTCCGAAAGCTCAATCGGGTCAGGTGTGCCCATATCAGGCAATAATTCATCCATGTTATTCCTATCGTTTGCTTAGTGCTGGTGTCCCACTAAATGATTTAAATCCACCTGCTCCTTGGAATATAGACATACTCAGACCAAAGAGTTGATTATAATTCTGCGCAGAAATAGCAGCACTCTGTGCAGCAAATCCAAAGTCAGCAGCGTTCTGTGCATACCCGCCAATACGCTTACCTGCTTCAGCAAGTCCTTGATTGATTCCTAGGTTATTTGCAAGCTGTGTACCCATTCCAGAGATTGCACCTGATTCTCCAGAGCCTCCGGTTGTACCTGTATTCTCTGACATTTGAAGCAACTGAGCACGTCTTACACGTTCTTCTCGAATCATCTGACGTTGTTCTTGTGCTTGTTTCTGATAATTAATTGCTGTCTGTTCTGATTGAATCTTACGATTTTCAGCAGCTTGTCCTTCCAAAGCAGCTCGTTGATCTTTACCGGCTTGGTAAGAACCATATGCCGAGTAAGCACCTACGCCAACTGCTGCTGCGGCAAGGAATGTAGTTAAAGCAGCCATTATGCTCTCTTCCTATATGAAAATTCTTCCAGATTAAATCCCTTCTTTTTCAAGAAGCTTTCTTTTACATTACTGGAAGGAAGTGTTGATAAGGAGCAATCTACTCCTAATAATTCAGCTTCATCCAATAAAGCATTTAATAGGAGTAATCCTGCTCGTGAATTCCTATATTTATCAGGGACGTACCAGAACATTTCTGCTAATGTGTACACCTCTGGATTATAAATATTTGGGATAATTAGAGCACCTAGTGCTCCAATAGGAACGCCGTTATCTTTACAGACAAAGGCGGTTCCCTGCTCTATTCCCATAAAAGCCAATCTATATAGATTTTCTTTATTAATCAGCTCTGGTCTTTTTAGTTCATTGGTAAGCATACTAACAGCAGCTTCTTCAACATACCAGAGAATATCACTTGGTTGTAGTTTCTCAACAATCATGTTATTGCATTACCTTGTATTGTAAGGTTCCATCCTAGGATATGACAATCTTTTTCAGGCTCTGTCTCAAAATATAGGGACAGTGCTTTCCCGCTTCCTCTAATCTTACTTTTAGAGACAACTGTTTCAAATCCATTATCAAATGTATCAAACACGTCTGTTGTGAACAAAGGAATACGTTGTCGGTACAACTGCATTGTCTTGCCCCATTTCTTAGATAACGGGCTGTCTGACCAATCCCACTGAACCCTTCCGTAACAAGAAGATTGCTTTAAAGGAACCAGATTAGAATCAACACCTGATTCTGTTCTAACAAAATGCATTGTGAGGTATGGCGTGTTTTTAGCTATAGCAGAATCGCTGGCGGTTAAAGCACCAGTAATCAAATATGCTTTAGCATCTATTCCAACTGAATCCACAGAGTAATAATCTTTGAAATTAGTATTCTTATATGACCCAAATCCTATACGGACACCAGTAGATTCTAAATTGATTACTATGTATTTTAAGCTAGAGTATTTATTGTTAGACAAGAATGGATTTACTCTAAACATCCCATTTATTTCTTGAGGATTAGAAAGGATGTTATAAATTCGATTGACGTAAAAAGAACCTAGGATTGTATCCAAAACAATCTCAGTAGTTACATACTCTGTTCCATTTATTGCCCCATCACTAAACAGAAACCTTACCTTGTTTTCTATGTAATCTGCCTCTGCAATGGAGGATTGTTTCTTATACAATGGAATTGAGGAGTAAAATGTCTGTATTACACCTTGAGTTATGTCTTGGACAGCTAAATCGTTTGTCTTAGTAAATGCTACAGAATATATTCCTTCTGTGCCAACAAAGAGAACAGACGCTCCATTGTTCACTACAGACCTATGAGCAATACACCCAAAAGATGATAGCTTGTCTACTTTATAATTCGTTGCAGAGAATCCATAATTATTCCCACCAGAAATAGCCCATACACCATTACTTGCGAGAACTACTAATGAGTTACCAATGGTACACATTGACACAATCTTCTCTGCACCAGATATACGGATATAGCCTCCGTCCGTATCAACCACATCACTATTTTCCCGAGAGGTTGGATCGCCTTCTTGATAACATTTAGGAATGTCTAATTTATTCTTAACTAACTGGGAGAATAGTACGTAATTGTTTATAAGAGGACTTCGCTTATCAGGGTTTTCAGTCACTCCGAAGAATCCTGCAAAGAACACCCTACCTGCATATTCGACAACACAAGTTGCACCTCCGTAGGACTGGTCTGACGGAACATCCTCAAATACAAGGGCATTCATTATCCCATATTTATATTTATTTTGATTAGTTGCCACAACCCTCGAACGACCTCGTGACATGAAATCAATAATATAATATCCCTTAGACACATAACCAGCAGCATTCTTTCTGTCATCATACAGATTAGAGAACATACGCTCATATGGGTCAGCTCCGCTGACCACTGGCTGATACTGGAGACCTGTCCAAACTTTCTCACTATTGCTAGGATAATTTGCTAGATCGGTCTTAAACTGGGCGATAGGATCAATTATTGTATTTACTTTGTCTTTACGAGTAACACCCCAAGACTGATTCTGTAAATTGTATTCGTGTTTCTTTGTGAGAGTTGTAGGACGATAACCGGGGTCTGTTTCTTCTACACCACTTGTCTCAACTCCCCAGAAATCCCTAACCCTCCATGTAGAGAGGGTCTGGGTAAATACCTGAGTTACTGTATTATATTCAACTATTGTAAAATCTGTAGTTCCGTAAGTAACAACTAGATTTCCTCCTACAGATGCCATAGAAGGGGCAGTGTTTCCATAAATAGAAGTAACACTCCCAACAAAAGCCTGTGTATTAAGGTCAAAGAAATTAATATAATTAGCTACAGCAACTACAAGAAAATCTTTCCCTGACAATCCACCAGCATTCTTCCATACAAAATTAGACACCACTCCTCTGCTATATCCTACTGATGGGAAAGGAACTAATCTTGAATTTCTGTCTTTATCAAAGCCTAGTCTACGATTACGAGACCCATCCCTGTTTAATACAAAATTAGCTTCATCCATAGAAGCGTTAGGAGGGAATGTTAATGGACTAGCTTCAGTAACCAATCCCTTTACAAAGGAATTAATTTCTAAACGGGTCTCTTGTTTCGCCATTCTATTCTTTCTTAGTCTTCAGTTCTTCGTATTGGTCAATTTCTCTATAAGCCGTTGCATAAGAAGTAAACATGCCAGATAGGCATGCGGGAATCTTACCTCCTCGTCCTTCTGTGGAAATAACCACATGCTGTGGAGTTTGAGGAGCTGCTTTAACAATATAACCTTTGTAAGTTTTCATCTACGTGCTTTTCTTCCGTAATCTGGGTATTGGATTCCTCCATGTGCTCTCCAAGCTTTACGAGATAGCCACCTATTCTGGCGAGCTGCTTTCTGTTCTGCTTTCTGATTAGCCATCTGCTTGAGGTTGATAAAAGCTGTGCTTTTAGCTTCTTCTTCTAACAGAGAAAAGGCTTCTTCAGGGAGATTTGGAACCGCCAAGTCATCATGTTGCCAAGGAGTTTCAATGTATGCGAGGATTTGTGTCTTGCTCTTTTTTAACGTATCATCTATATTCTTATCGTAAGAATCACAGACAATATACTTATCATCAAAAGAAGTCCAATATTGAGGCGCTCGATCATTATAGATAAGTAATTGTGTTCCGCCTATATCTGAAACTTTAGTTACTACTGGTTTAGAACTGTCTCGTTGATAAATATAACGTAAGAATTCTTCTGGAGCTTTGTATGTAACGTCCCCAAGAATTACCTTAGTATCTGTTTTTTTAGCTTTGTCATATTTAAACATAATCAACTCTTTAGTTCCCTCTGGGAGAATTAAATGAGTTGGTAACAGTGTTGAATTAGAAGCTTCTAACTGTGTAAGTTTCTTTAGGTGTGCCCAATTACGATTGGAAATTAATTCTTGATAACAAGTCTTTACTATATTTGCTACTTGTTGCGACTCAACTGTGTCATTAATACTATTAACTTCATCTGAGTCCATATCGTTGAGAATGTTTTGTACAATCTCAAGCAATGTCTTTTTAGCCATGTTTTATCCAAAAGAAAAGGGGGATACGAATAATCGCTCCCCCTCATATGTTAGACCTTGGTTTTATTAAATACTTCCAAGACCAACGTTGCCTTACCTACACCAGCAGTGACAGTTGGGGAAGTACCACCCAATGCCTTACCAATTGCAGAAGCAACAGTGGTTGCAGAAGATGCAGCCCAAGTACCATTGCCTGTAGAGGCTGGAACTTTAGTACCAACAGCTTGCAGCTCCGCTTGGGTAATTGTAATACCGTTAGTAGCTTCTGTACCAGCCTGGCCAATGTTCAAGACCGGAGAAGTACCACCAAGGGTAAACGCCTCATCTACACGTAGAATAGCACGTTTAACTTGAGCACCTTTTGGCAAAACAACTTTAGGGAAGAATGCAGTATTGAGCGAATCACCTGTCAGAGTAAAGCTGTACAGGGAAATACTATTTTCTGTGGTTTCTACGCCAACAGTACCACCCGTGTCACGTGGGCCGTACTGGTTATAGACGTTAAGACCTGATTTATTTTCGTAAGCCATTTATTATACCTTAGTAGCAGATGTGATGTAAACACCCAATGTATCGGCACGTTGAACACCAAAGCCCCAACGAGCAGATGTTACAAACTCATCACGACGCAAATCTTTCTCGCGTTCACCTTCTACTTTAGGCATACGACGCCATGCAGCCATAATAGGCTTGGTATTGTCGTCAGCCAAGCACATAAAGATGTTAGCAACACCACCAGTTACGGAGGTTGTGCCATCAGAGAATGTACCTTGTGGCAAGCGGTTAGAAGTGATGATGTTCCATCCGAACAAGTTCATGATGAACTCATGGTCACGAGAGAAACCATTTTGCAGAATATTATCAGCAAATGGGGTTGTTTGGGAAGTAATACTTACCAGACCAGACAACGTAGCACCTACAACTGGATCAACAATAGCAATACGCCCTGCCATTGGAACGTTAGCTTTATCAAAAGCTAGCTTCATCTTAATGAATGCATCCAGAGTAGCTACGTTGTTAGCAACCGAGGAAGCAATACGATGAGCAAAGCCGTTGATTGTATTTGGATTGGCATCCGTCTGAGCTGTATTACAGCGTTTCAAGAAGCGAGTTTCAAATGTCTCTTGAATAGCACGAGTAGACTCGGTTGCACGAGCAGCCATCAAAGCTTCAACTTGAGCACCGTCTTCACGGAGTTCATCAGTGACATACCATGCATCACCAACGTAATCAGTAATTGTAAGGGTTACCTCACCAGATTCGATTGGTGTATAGTCGAATGGAACATCTTCTGCACCATCCTGAATTGTTACAGTACCTACTGTTTTGATGTGGAGGGTTGTACCTGCGCCAAAGTCTGTGACATTACGGTACATATTGCCGGGCAACAAACCGTCATGGAGATTTTGGAGAATAAACGCAGAATACTGCTCTGCCTCAATAAAAGCAGTAGAGTTAGCGCGATTTTGTGACAAAATTTAGTCCTTTATTATTTAAACATTTTCGCGTACACTTTAGGATCAGATAAATCCCATACGCTCTTACCTTGTGAACTCAACTCTTCTGCCATTGCCTTAGCTCTACGAGACGCTTCGATAATATCAGAGGTTGTCGCTCCAACCATGATTGGTTTAGGATTACGCCCTACATAGGTTTCCTGCGTTTGTTGGAACGCAGATGAATTAACCGTGCTTGCTACTGGAGACTGTGTGTTCTGCTTTGGTGCAGACTGTTGTGTAATACCAAGCATAGTTAAAACAGCTTTAGGAGAACGGGCTGCCAGAGCATTCATCTCTGGGACAGTCATTCCTAATTCTTGTGCCTTATCATAGAAACGCTTTTCAGCGTCTTGATTATAGACAGATTGCAATGTGCTAACGACAGAAGCGATGTTCTGAGATTGCACTGCTTCTTGTTCTTTACGTGTTAATGTACGAGAGATTACTTCAGCAATCCGATCCTCATCAAATACTGGTTGAGTATTTGTCTGTTGGGATTGACGCTGATTTGCCAAGTCTTCAATAGAAGCTTCCAACGCACGAATACGTTCAGATTCTGCACGTAGACGTTGTAGCTCTTGTTCCTTAGCATTCAATTCTGTTTTTAACGTAGGAATAAATTCCTGAGCGTTACGCAGTCCTTCAAGAGCTGCTTCAACAGAAGCATATTTCTGCTCACCTCGTTCATTTTTAATAGAAGATAACAGGTCTGTTAAATTCGTATTAGGATTTACCTGTTGAGTATTGGTATTTTCAACAGGAGTTGATTGATTAAAGATACTTGTCTGGTCTGACATTAATATTGCTTTCTTAAAATAGTTATTAGTATTATTAATTAATACTATAATATATAATACTAATATATAATTATATATTTATATATACTGCCTACGGCAGGTTATATAATATAATAAAAAGTATTATATAATACCGAAAAAAACATCAAAATGATTCAAATAATTATTGAATTAGTGAAATAAATTCTTTTAAGGCTCTTTCATAGCCTCTAGCGTCTGCTTGTTTCAGCGCCCAATTAGGAGAATCGTAAGATTCTTCAGATACAGACTTGTCATGAGATGTTTTAATTTTATTACTAGCAATCTCAGAGAGCCTACCGCGTAAAGCGGCAGACCCTACAAACTCTTGTCTAATTTCTTTCTTACGTTCCTCAGAAAGTCCTGATGTTATTACCGTCTTCATTTAGCCCCTCCAAGAGCTTCTCTAGCTTGTCCCTTAGCTGCATATGTCTGTTCGTATTGCGTGGCAGGAACAGGGCTTCCAGCCTCAGGAACAGGCATTGATTGTTCCATCTGTAGGTCTTCTTGTGCTTGGTTCATCAAACGGGCTGTTTCTTGCTGCTCTGTGATAGCAATATTAGGAGCAAACAAGGAGAAACGACCCAATCCCAAAACATCCTCTACAAGCTTAGACAAGTTCTTCGCACTTAAATGAGGAGCAACTGTCTGCCATAATGCAGAAGAAGACAGTCCTTGTAAATTTTGGATCAACTGTGACTGTGCTGAGAAATGTCTTGCACCAATAGGACGTAATTTACCAGAAGCAGTAATGTCTTCTCGAGTGATACTCATAAACTTCTGCACACCCAAGTCATTATCCATTACTCGGATTACGTCTGTTCTGTCAAGATTACGGGAAGCAGTCTCTAGCATAGCATTAAGAATAGGCTCCAGCATCTCTATTTCAAACGTAGTGACCTTTTCTTGGAAAATACGACCCGCAGCATTGTTAAGCTGTTGAACCTCGTATGCGGTCTTCTCGCCAGCCGTACGAATACCCATTGCTTCACGAGGAGCACCAGCATACATCTCCATACGTTGCTCTAAGAGCTGAATGGCATTGTCTGCTTGAATCACCCATTGAACATTACGAGCCAATTCTACAATATCTCCATTTTCATCCAAATGGATTTCAGCACCCGGCCCATATACAAACTCCTCTACTTCCCCCTTAATAACCAATGGAGGTTGTACTGCCAAGTCCATAGCATCTGCTTTGGCATTTTCCAGATGGTCAATACGATATTGCATACCTACTAGGTTTTCCAGAGGAGACATAGACCACAGATTGTCAGGACGGGTTCTCCAGCCTGTTTTATAAATTGGTGCATGACCCAGCCAACTAGGAATTTCCTCGTCTTGTACCACCCACATACGGTCTATAATTGTGATTACTCGATTACGTCTCAATTCGTTAGTTTGGCCGTTATGCACATCACCGTAAAATTGTAAGAGTTCTACATAATTACTTTGAAGATATTGTGAGTAAGAACCATAGCCATCCATCAAAAAGCCTTCTTCACGATCCATGCTTTCAATGCCATATTGCTTCATCTGTGTGAGCATACGATTGCGTTCTTTAAGGGCATCTTGTAAATAAAGATTATCTGGCTGCTCTTCAGACATAATCATCAACTCACCAACTGTTTTAATACTACGTACAATTTTAAAAGAATCTTTAAAACTGGCAGCCAATGGATTAAATACAATGTCTAATGGACTAATTCTACGTGCTTTTGGGCCAATATAGTCAATGACTTCCCTGCCATCTTCACGCTTACGCACTGAGTATTCAAAGTCTACAGTGGCAAAAGCATTTCCATAATCAATATAATCATACAGAAGTTGGCTTGCAATGCCTCTAAAATTGCTTAGGCGCGTTTTATTTCCCATGTATGACTCAATGGCACTAACTTTCTGTTTAGCCCCGTCATCAAGCGTATATGCCTCCCATTTAAGCCAATCATCATTGGGAAACAATGCTGAAATATAATTAGAATGAAGATTGTCACGGATTTGACACAGTTTTGGAAGGGTTGTGCTATTCTTCCAAGGAAGTGTTCGATTTGTGGTGGTTGATGTATCTGTTGCAAAGATGTAATTACGAAGCTCTTTCCAGTTTTTTAACACTGTATGGCGCTGCGAATTGTATTGCAACCAAGTGAATGCAATATAACGGGCATCTCCATGCTGATTGAAATACTTAGGATTTAGTTCTAAAGGTTTATTTGACATATTTATTTACCAAAGGCAACACCCCCGAAACGGGAATGAAATTGAAGAACGTTATCTTTACGTTCATTGGAATTACTTCTTTTAGGTTTAATTGCAATTTCTACTGCTGAAGCTAAAGCATCTTTAATATCATCATGAGGAGGACGTGCCAATACAAGTTCTTCTTCCAGAACATCATTATACCCCCCTTTGAAATGCCACACTTGCATGTTTTCATAACGATGCTCCAGTGCAGAAGCAATACGTTCTTCTTTAGTACCCTCATTACGTGTAGGGCGATGCTCGTCAATAGAAAGGCGCAGCCCTTCATTACGGAGCATATCTTTTAAATCTCGTACAATAATTGCCTGAGCAACAGTGACCTCTGCACGTAACTTATTAAATTCCCATTTGGAATGTAGCTCTGCAATTTTCTTAAAGTAACCGAGAATATGATCTGTTTTAAACCATTCAATATCAAGAATGTAGATAAATCCTTCGCAATCAATACCAATTACTACAATTGCTGAACTATCTGCTTTTTTCTTTAAGGAGAACGCAAAGTCAATAGACGCATACACATTAAGACGATTACGCTTATAGTACCAACTTCCATTCTCTTGTTTGAGAAATTTCTTATCGTAGTATTGGAATCTGTCTCTGTTGATACGATTTGATCCGGGATCATTTGGATTATTGTAATACTGCGCATAGAACTGAACCTTGTCTTCATATTGAGCACGGATACGCGCCAATACTTGCTGGTCAAATCCAAAGAATTTCTTATCAGATGGGCGCATTGTCTTAGCCCAGATAAACTTACCTTCGTTCTCTACAGCGTATTCCTTAATATCCCATACATTAATCCGATCTACAATCTCACCATCATCATTATAGATATCTACTTCCTGTTGTTTCCAAGAAGCATAAATATCCGCTGGGTGGTAACGAGTCCCACATGCCATTGTAAAACCACCAGCATTAAGAATGGAAGTGAATTGAGACGCTTTCTTTGCCACACTGTCCCGTCCCTCTGCTGTATAAGCATTCTCAGGAACCACCAGATCGTCCGGTATAAGGATATCAGCGTGCCACCCAGTAGTATTAGTGGTAAGACCAGCAGTAGCTACTGTAGCATCTCGAATACCTTCTTTCTTACGTTTAGGATGGTCAATAGAAATAGCATCTTGACTCCATTTTTCTCGCTTTCCTTCCTGCATGTGAACATACTCCGGGAAATATCGAGTGTACGCTGTAGAAGTTAGGATGTTTTTAATAGCATACAACTGAGCAATTGCCAATCCAGCAGTAGCAGATACGTAAAGAATAGTTACTTCAGGATGACGAGTGATAATCCAAGCAGCCCATGTAGCAACCATATGACTTTTTAAATGAGCACGTGGAAGCATAATCAGTTTATTAGTAACTTCTGCTCCACCCTGACCATACAGAGAATAACCCTCCATCCATTTAAAGATTTCTTTATGTATGTCTCCATACATATATCCGGGGTTGACTAATTGAGCAAAAAAGAATAAATCTTCCAAAGCCAGCTCTCTAATCTTTTTACCCTCTTCTGGCATGTTAGTTAAACGCCTTTGAACCTCTTTTAGCCAAACATCATCCATAATTATTTAACCACCTTCAAACGTTCCATATCACCTCTAAATTCATCCAGAATGTCTTTATGAACTTTAAGGCTCTGTTCTTTTTCTAATTTAGTAGGACGCCCTGCTCCGCGAGTATCCCATCCGCGATCAGCAAGCCATTTAGCTGATTGGTGATTACCTTGTTCAGCCGACAGAATTAAAGCTTTTACTCCACGGGAGCGAAGCTTAACTTCCAGTTCTTCACGCCATTCATCAATATGATTTTTTAGGATGCGATTTTCACAGATACGTACCCAATGCTTCCACCCTAGAAAATATTTACTTGCAAATTCATATTCTGTAGGGTCTTCCATTGCCAGATAAAGCTTCTTCAAAGAATAATAAACTTTACCATTATATGTATAATCTGACTCTTTTAGTGTATAAATCGCATTCTCACCATACCCAATCTCTAAAAAGAGGGATTGTGTTACTGGACGATTCATCGTGTCATACATAATACTTTTATCAATTTCCATTTAATATTTCCTTAACCTGTCTATACATCTCGTAATAGTAATTACGTTCAGCAATTATTTTGTCTGCTCTGGCAGCTTCCCTTGCAAGAAATTCTGCATCTTCTGCATAAAGCTCTCTTCCGGTGCAGGTGCTTGTACTTGTGGTAGGTCTGGTTGTTTCTTCGGTACGCTTGGGACGCTTGCGCAGCTCGACAATAAGATTGTCACGATCAGTAATAATTTTCTTGAATTCATTTTCTTTTTCAATTAAAAGAGTTGAATGTTTCTTTTCCAATGCCAGAGAATCTGTTAAGGCTTTTTGCTGTTCTCCTTTAACCGCGATTAGATATTTAGACTCAGTTACAGAGATGCCATTTACGTTACCAAGGTGGTACGTATAGCAAAACAAACACCCAATTGTTATTATTGTTATTAAAGCTTTGGTAATGTTTTCCATACATCTTTTCCTAAACACAAATCTGATTCAAATTTACGCCTATTCTGGAGTCCTTGGTAAAACTTCCCACCAGCGAAGCTCCACGCATATGATCCGTCAGGATGCTTATACATCCCAACACATGCTTCTTCATATTTACCTTGATTTAGTTTCTTTACAAAACCTGCATTACAAAAATTACTTGCGCCAAGATTATAGGTAAATAGAGTGAAAGAATTATACTGGTTTTCGTTAATTGGAACATTAATACATTTAATAGCTTGTTCACCATATTTAGCTAAATCCTTTTTGAGTAGATTATCACACTCAGCACGTGTGTATGTCTTATTCTCAATATCTTTACCAGTATGCCCCATACATACTGTAAGTTTCTTTACAACGTCCTCATACGGCTGAGGTCTGTATCCTTCCCAATATGTTGCCGCACTCATAAGAGCTGCCGAAACAGCTCCTATAAATACCTTATTCCTCACTTCCATTCTCTTTATCCTTAAATCGTTTATACAATGACCATCCCTTGTCAGCAATAACAATAAAAAGATAAACAAGGGTTAAAATCTGAATTATGTCAGGTAGCGCTACACCAAATATATTTAATCCAGTTACTACGGCAGGAGGGGCTACTTTAGCCGCCTCCTCAGTGAATGTATTTAAATCCATTAACTATATGTAGTGTAAACAGGAACATACCCATACAATGTATTATCTTGAGCATATATTGGCATAACCCCCTTGATAGTTGTAACTGAAGAAGCTGTAGCTCTTCCTGAAGTAGCAATAGCCCCATCATTCCTTATTGCAAAAGCAGGAGACCCTGTGTGTGTTTTTACACTAAAATTTAAATTACTCGTAGAAGACGCACCAGTTTGATTAACAGAAAGGCCGTATCCGTCTTGGAGAATCTTTAAATAAGAGGAATTACCATCGGGTTCCATAAATAAAAGAGAGCCATTTATTTTAGGGTTGTAAAACCTATATGAAGGCCCAACTGCAACCATATTACCATTAGAAACAGCATATAAAGACGCAGGAAGGGTTGGTGTTGTAGAAGCAGATACATAAATATCAGAAGTTTTTACAGTGTTACCACCTGAATCAATTACATTAACATCTGTAATTGTAGAAGAACCAGCTATATCAAAATAATATTTATTATTCTCTGAAGCCCCTCCTTGACCGCTTGATCCAGCAGTAGCTCCGCCTATCTGAACTTTATAATCACATCCACCTAAATCTCCTGATATAGATACTCTACTATTTTTAAGATAGGCTGCAAAAAATCCATCTACAATATTATCAGTAGAATTCCAAGCTCCTCCTGTAGGATTTAATCTACGTTGTGCTGGAGTTTTTGTTGTAATAATATGCCCCTCAATATCAATACCATGACCCCTGCCAATTGTTATTGATCTTTGGCAATCTATAGCAGTTGCTTTGATATTAATACCTGAAGTCATTGAAGCGCTTAATGCTCCTGAAGAAGCTCCTGCTGATACTAACGCACCTGTGAAACAATTACGTGCAGTGATTTCTACATCTACAGAATGTTTTTTAGTAGCCCAATTAGGGAGGTCAATCTCAATCCCAAACCCATGTACACACCCATCTGCAAATATATTCCTAGCTCGGAATACACCACATTCTGTTGCAGGTGTTCCTGTTTGAATGGTAAGGGCTTTACCTCCATCTAGATAAGTTCCTTTATCCACGTATGGGAGATTTTTGATAAATAAATTATCCACTGTTACATTATCAAATCCTCCAACTATAGAAACCCCGTTAGAACCTGCACCGGATGTTCCAGACAATGTAGCTGAAACTGCTAAATCTCTTATATGTAAATTTTTAACACTATATAGATTTAATACGTCAGCACCTAAAGAAGATTCTGAAATTAATAGGGTATTTTCCCCATCTCCATATATTGTAATTCCATTACAATCTAATAAATCAGATGCTGGATATACTGGATGTTTAAATGGGAAATTATCTGTCCCAGAACTATATATACCTGCTGGTATATATAAGTCTTTTTTATTTTGTACGCAATAATTAAATGCATTTAAGAAAGCAGTATATTGTACTGATCCATTACCTAAAGCACCAAAGTCTTTTACACTTACGACTTCCCTAAGCTTATCTTGTACATTACGCGCTACAGTTGTATTACCTGGCTGAATAAACCCAATAATAGATGATCCAATAGAAGATAATAACTTATTAATAAATCCCTGCACTGTACTAAATAACGTACCACCAGTACCATCTGATGCAGAGACATTTGCAGAATCTACACTACCAAATACAATGAATTGAAAAGCACGTACATAAATTACGTCACCTGCTGTAGCAGGAGTTGCTAACGTAATAGATGTTGTAGATGTTTCTGTATATTCCGTTACAGGTAAGAGCCTCTTCCCATTCTTAAATACTTCAAGACTCTTACTACCTATTGTATATAAAGGAACAGTAACAACTGTCTGCCCTGCTGTAGTAATTACTGTAGACTGAGTGATAAGAGAAGGGGTAGCTCCTAAGCTATTCCCTAGAATAATATTCTTAATATCCTGCAATCTTGTAGGCTCACTGTCTAAGACAGGAGTAGGAAGATTGTAGATACGTCTATTATTCATATCTATATCAGTATTTACAGAATTATTCTCCCCTACGGGATTATCTCTGTATAACACTTTATTGTTTAAAGCATCAGCAATCTTAGTAAAATTATCATTAATCTTACTTAAATTAAATCCGCTAACAATACCACTTAAATTTATTTTAGACATAATTCCTTATGTATATTGTTACGTCCCTAGCGGGACAAATGTATGCGGAGCATACGTCTAGAGGAATACTCTGCACACACTGAGCATTCTTATAGAAGTACTCCTGAGCCTATTGTCAGAATTTCTGTGAGATATTTTGGAGTTGTGCTGCACCTACATCACCCCTCCCCACACCCCCTTGCATACCCCTCTGAGGATATACTGAGGAATACTTCCTGTAGGATAAAGGAGGACAAGAAGGAGGGGAAGGATTGGGGGTGAAATAACCCCTCCTATCCTACATCATTCCCTTTCATCACTGCTGAGGATTGATACTGAGGAAAATACTGAGTATAATCAAAGAGTTAGGCTATTATTAGACGCCTTCGGCAGAGAGTATATTTGTGCCGCAGGCACGTTCCTATATATAACGCTGTATTTAATAGTCTATTCCTATTACTATTCCATTATTAATAGTTATATACAATTGGCATATTCCTACCACATGTATAGACTAGAGCCTGTTGGATGTCTGAGAGTTACCTGCTTATGTCCAAAAAGCCTTGCACATATAAGAACATTTGCGCTTCCTGTCTAACGACATAGGTATAACTCGCAGAGTCGCTTATATCCACTAAGGTGCAGCTTTGTTGATATGTGGAACACAAAGCACTTGACAGGTAGTGAAGAAGTATGAAACTATACGTCTAAGCAACACGGCATTAACGATATGCCTGAGATACATGGGAAAGTAGGACACTAGGCTTAGGTCACTGTCTGAAATTAAACGTGTAAGTGTTGACAGCAGTAAAGATGTATGTAATAATGTTTCACATCGTATGACACAACGTCACTCGATAGCCAGATAAGTCTGGCAGTTCTTTAAAAATTTATGCAGGATTTACTGACAGTATGACTGTCACTGTCCTTTATTATGTCTTGCTTGCGCTTGTGTTGTGTCGCGTTAGCTTGTGAGTTATACACTGAGCATTCTCAGATACTTACAAACTAAACTCCTTCCCAAGTTATACAGCAGGAAGCGATAAAGGATATATAATCAAATGGTCAGTATGAGATAGACACAATGCTTTATCTCCTTCTTAGTAATCCTGCATATATTCTTTAAAAATTTATTAGGTAAGTTTATTCTGTTTAGTGTACGTCAGACGGAATACATATAAGCCCGCTATCATAATTCCCTTCACGCTCTAGAATGCTGGTCGTGTATAGCTGTGAGGCTCACTTGTATTTATTCCCTTTCTGTCAATGTCTTAATAAACTTACGGCTATAACAGATTGCTAACAGATTAGTTTCTCTTAGCAGTTAGATTATAGACGGAAGGCGATGTGACAGATTGCCTTCTGTATGTAATTTAAATTTATGTATAGACTGAGGCGCTATACATATTCCTTTTATTGCCTCATTATTCTTAGGGGTTTATCATGGAACGTAAAGTATTTGAAAAAGATTTCAACAAAAAGATTACCGCTTTAGGTAAGGCTGAGAAAGCAAGCAAGGCAATCATTATCGAATTGTCCCGCAGTCTTCTGCAAACTCTGCACCTGACCGGTGATATGCAGGGTGACATTGGCTACATTAATCGCTTCATTGCTGAATTGTCGCCAATGAACAAGAAAATTGCTGTTGCTTATTTCAAGGAATTCTCAGGCTTCCAAGAAAAGGAAGGCAGCTTCACGTCTAAAGATAAGAAGCATTACGATAATAAGGCTGAAGCCTCGGCTCTGTTCTTAGATGATCCATTGAACAATATGTTTTCATGGGCAGAACGCAACATCGAAATAAGCAAGAAAGAATTCACCGTAGGCGCTGTTACATCCTACATGACTGGCGCTTTGAAGAAAGCAAGCGATGCAGGTATTACGCAGGAGCAAGTGCTGGAAGCTGTATTGCTGGCTGGCATTACTCCTGAATGCCTCATGGCTATGGTAAGAAAGTTTGCTGCTCCAGCTACAGCTTAATAAATAATAGGATAGGGAATATATTATTATTCTCTATCCTTTATTATATTAATATAATATATTATTATGTATTATTAGTTATTATAATATTATATAATAATATACTATATACACGCCTCCGGCGATATATATCTATATACTCCTTTTTTAGGGTAAATGATTCACGTCTATTAAAATATTTTTTTGGAGAAGATATGTCTTTAGATAATACAGCGTACATTATACAATTGTGTGCGTTCTTTTACTCGCTGCTAGGTACGGCGGGTTGTATTCTTTTTATTGCAAGCATACCAATGTTTCTTACGTCAGCTTATACAACAGAAGACGGGGTAAAGGTGCTTGTATGTGCTATCATAATGCTGTGCCTAGCTGGCGCAATTCCTAAGCCTGACACGTTCAAGCAAGTTAAACAATGCCATCCTGATTCGCAAGTTAAGGGGTGAAACATGGAAGATTCCACTTTCCTCATCATTGTGTACTACGTAAGTCTTGTTCTCACTTCCTTCTCTCTTTCTATTTTTGTATTTAAAAAACGGGTTGTTACGCTGGCAGATTTTATAATCATCCTGCTGGCGTCTTTTACCCCGATTGTAAATACATTTATGTTTGTGCTTATTATTGCACATCATGCAGAAGACATTGTTATATTTGAAAGAAAGGATAGATGATGCAATTCTTGAATGAAAGAAAGACAAAGTTTCGTCATTTGACTGGAGAGCAAATGAAGATACTTGCGGATTCACTTGAGAAGCGCACTATACAATTCTGGGACGTAATTAGTGGTGGTTGGCAGACCCCTAACAATGAGGAATATTTCTTTGCTAATTCAATCTATCGAACAACTCCTGTTAAAACACCTGTCTTCTTTAATACAGAGAAGAAACAATTCTATCAACTCACAGCAGATCAAGTGTACATCATCACGCAAGCGATGTACAATAATCAGCGTGTGGAGTTCTGGCTAGGTGAAGACAAGTGGGCTGTAAGTGATAATGTTGCAGTGACATGGTACTCTGTCTATCGTGTATGTGGATAGGAACGATTATAACCCACCTATGGGCTGTTTTATTCGTAAGGGAGTAGGTTGATATGTCTTTTATTTAAGGAGGCTCTATGAGCTTAGTTTGGCTGGTGTATTTCGCACCTCCAGAGAAATAACATTCCAAAGGATAGCCTATTATGAGTAGGCTATGCTGTGCAATGTTGCACTTTACCCCCTCAATTATTTAAGGAGCAAGTCATGTCTAGCAAATTATCCTCTCTGGTAGAAAACAACAAAGCAGCAGCATCCACAGCCGCTATCATAACTGGCGGCAACATCGCTAACAAGCAAGCCACTAAGCTGATTGCAGCTAAAGCGCCAATGATGATGAAGGGCTTCATTGACACCCCCCTCGGTCGTTTGCTGGTGGCTAACATGGCTCAAATGGCAATCCAGCAATACCGTCCAGACAGTGAGCTGGCTAATCGTATTGGTCAAGGAATGGTGGTGGCAGCATACCAAGAAGTGTTGGCGTCTTATGACGTTGAGGGTATGGTTGACTCCCTCTTGAGCAATTCCAAATTGGCATCGGTATTCGGTGATAAAGATGATTAAGCATTACATCCTGTCCCCGAAACTCAACGACTTACCTGATTGTTTCGATACAGAATCATTCCTCCATATTGTAAAACTTATGGAGGGTGATGGTTTAATCTCTGACCGTCGCCAGGAAACTGTACTTCATGAAATATGTAGTTCAAAATTTCGCTGTGAACTCGATATATATTTCAATAAAGGTACTGTTACAAGTCACTTTGATGCAGTTATTGACTACCTCAATCGAGGTATTGAAGAAGCCTGTGAAGAATGCGGTGAAGAATCCGGTGAACTCTTCCGCTTCCAGTCTATCAAACTCCCAGAGAAATGTTTTTCATTAGGGGGTGTAATCGATGACCACGAATGGGAAAAAGACTGGACTGAAATATTTGAGTATGAGGGTATTATCCCAAAATCCTCAACAACACAGGCAGTACCGGTTAAAGAAGCATCTGTAACAAAACAAACCCCCGCAGTAAAACACAAATCAATCTTCTTCTAAGGAGCACATCATGTCCAATGACAAAAAAGCTAAGTATGTTTCTAAAGGTGAACGCAATTCCGGTGGACGCATCAAGCGCCAGCATCCTGCTATCATGCCTCACGCCACGCATGTTCAATCTGCAATGGCTGTGGCATTCACTTCTGCCTGCATCAAAGGCATGGTGAAGGTTTATGCTGAAAAGCGTTTTCCTTCCAATCTGGTTAAGACAGTGAATTCTATGCTGTCCCGTAAGGACAACATGAAGCCTGTAGGCCGTGGCTGGACAGCCAATCTCTCCCCAGCTACAGTGAAGAAGCTGGTTAAAGAAGGTGTGTTTGCATAATCATGCATTCACGCCTGAATTCAGCACTTGTGCGGAGGATTACGTCCATTTACTCAAGTGGACGTGATTCTAAAACAGTAGATCGTATCTGCATAAGTGTTTGCTCTTCAGGTGTTGAGATTAATTGGACAGACGATTCTTTTTGGACACTTTCTAATTTCAGAAAGACTAAGCAAGGGGAGTCTTTTTGGATGAACGTCTGTACAAGAAACTTCCAATCCCTGAGGGATGATGCGTTATGGAGGTATTATGCACCCAAGACTTAATTGTATTGTGGCGCAGAAATACTCCGATTTATGCCGATATCCTCCTCTCATTACAGAGAGATTGGCAATCAGTATGCAATATGCAGAGAGATTTTGTCATGTTCAATGGGATGGAGAATACATTACAACAGCAGTAGATCATCTTGTCTCTCCTCAAGGAGAGAAATTCTGGTTGAACATTGCAAGAGGTCATTTTGAGTTATCTCTTGGTGAACCAAATTGGAGAAGATATGTACCCACGCCTTAATTGTGTTGCGGTAAAGATGTATTCTAATTTGGATAAATACCCAATACTCCACACAGATAGATTGGCTGTTAGCATGAGTTATGCATCAACAGTTTGCAGGGTATCTTGGAATGAGCGCCATGTCCTGAATGCTGTTGAGTTCTTAAAGTCCCCTCAAGGGATGGGATTCTGGGAAGATATTTCAAGCGGTTATTATAATAGATGTTTTTCTGATGAGAATTGGGGAAAATATGCACCCAAGATTTAATAGTAATGCGGTTAGGCATGACCTGATACGGTCACGTCCCCTCCATTTGAAAGATGTGGAATTTGTTGTTATTCAGGCAGAGATTGCTTGGAATAGTGAAGGTACACGCTCCTCTGCAAAGAGTATGGGGAGAAATTTCTCCAAGCCTCTTGACGTAGATGCCCTCTTTCAGTGGAGATCAACTCCCCAAGGACAGGGATTCTGGGAACAGGTTAATGCTCGTTATATAAAAACTGCCCGTTCTCTTTTGAATAAGGAGGAGGAACATGCATCCTCGCCTTAATCTTAGGGTGTTGAAACCTTTTACCCATCCGATCGAAAAGTCCAATCTTCCAGACTTTGAATTTGTATCTATAGAGATAGAACGTGCTTGGAATCACCCTGATATAGATTCTAGACATAAACGATTAGGTGTATCTGTTGCATCTATTTATTCTATTAGCGAGCTATTTGTCTGGGATTCCTCCCCACAAGGGGGAAATTTCTGGGCAAGGATTTCTGGATGGGAGATTGACAGGGCAAAGGAGCTGCTATGAGTTTAAATAAACGCGTTGTTAAAACCACTGCCTCTCGTTGCAATCTCTCTACCATAGAGACAGACAGGCTCGCGCAGCATGTTGACAAAGCCCTTTCAAGCCCTGATATTGAAATGATTGATGGGTATAAAAAGACTTGGTATATCCAAGATTATTTTGTCTGGAAAAAAACCCCTCAAGGGTGGGATTTCTGGATGCAAATATCGGAAGACAAGGCAGCCAAACTCTTGGAGGCTCCGTTATGAGGCCTGTTGTAAGACTCAATTCCAAGTTGTTCAGACATTTGTGTAATGACAAGGGATATGGGGTTGCTGTGGCAAATAAACTGGCAATTCATTATATGTTGTCAGGTGTTTTAAGGTATGGGGGAAGTGGTATGTGGAGGATCAGGAGCAGGAAAATCCTTGACCAAGCCGCTCAAGGAGAAGGTTTCTTTGATGCACGTCCTATTGATCGGATAAACTATCCATATCCCCCTTTCACTGATATTGTATTAGATGGAGATTGGAATGGATAGGCCTTTGTTACGTCTGAATTATCCGGCTTTTAATGGTGTTATTAAACGCTCACCTGATGACACTGATTGGAGCTTGAGGAGGGCGGAGAGGGCCATAATTCATATCCTGAAAACTGGTCAATGTCATAAAAGATATGGGTGGATTTCAGCAGGAGATAGACCAACTGACTTCCCACAAGGTACTCACCACTTCAGTAATTGGCAGAATCAAGACGCTCCCTATCCTGACAATCCAATTGCTTGGGAGGTAGCTTATGGATAGACCACTGTTTCGATTAAATCACCCTATGTTCCGTCCTTTTCTTAGAACCCATCACGGTAATGGTTACACCCTTCGGAGGGGAGAGCGGTTCATAATACACATGCTGAGAACAGGGTATGCCTATAGAGATGGTGCGATTTTATATGCATCAAGGATTAACCAGATTCCTCCTCAAGGAAAAAATCATTTTTCTTATTGGGAAAATCAGGACAAGTCCTATCCAGATACCAGTATAGCTTGGGAGGTGGCATATGAATAAGCCTCTGTTAAGACTCAACCATAGGTCTATTAAGGATAAAATGATTTATGGAGAAGGATACCAAAACTATACCCTTCATAAGGGAGAACGCCGTGTAATCCATATCCTTTTGAGTGGAGTAGCTCTTAATAGAAATGGAGAGATTCGTGTAGGGTCATATGATTCCAAGCAGCCTTCTGGATTTTGGAGGGACAGTGATGCAAATAAATTCCTTCAACCATACCCAGAAGGTGAAATCCCTTGGAGCATAGCATATGGGTAATGCTATCACAAAAATTGAATGCTGGTATGAACATGAACAAGGGTATAAGTTCTTTGTACTTTATAAGTCAAAGTCAACCTTTGTTCATGCAGTAGGTAGAAGTAAGCACACTTTCCTTCATGCGATTGATTATAATCGTGGGGAAGTTGTGTATCCGAGTAATTTTCCTTCTTATGTTTCTTCTTTAGGAGTTTAAAAATGGTAAAGCTGGTTGTCTCTAAAATTGCAACAAAATCCCTGACCATCGGTCAAATCTGCATCGTCACTGCTGAGTTCCCTGAGATCGGCAAGATTCAAATCAACAATAAGAAATATCAGTATCGTGCTGTCAATTTTGACCCGTACATCATCCCTGAAGGTGAAGAAGTCATCATCCTCGGTGAAGACAAATACTTCGAGGAAGAAGCCGGACAGCGTAAGTTCCTCACAAAAGCTGGTACAATCATCCAGCATTATGTAACAGAGATCGAGAACGATCCTGTCTACCAAGTGCGTCAGGGCGGCACATACAAGGATATCTGGTTCTATTCTCAGGACAATGTTTTCCCAACAAGTCTGGTGGAATTGTATGAAGAAGTGTTTGGCGAAAGCCCTATTCCAAAAGCCCCTGTAGTTGATGAAGAAGCCATCATCGCTAAGGAACGTGCCGCATTCTGCGTAGATAATTATTCCTACGATTCAGCAGCCAGTTATCTGATTGTTGACCGTGACGGCGACCATTCCAAATACTACAATCGTGTATGCCACGGCCCTGTAAACAGCCCTCAAGGGTCTGAGCCGATTGCCGTCATCTACAATCTACAGCATGACTGGAAGCGCTCCAATTCCAAGAATCGCCAGCACCTCCACGCATTCTGGGACTACATCCTCAATCGCAGCCCTTGGGCGTATGGCTTCCTTGATAAGGATGCTAAGGCTAATATGGCTATTGGTTTGCGTGTCAACATTGACATTAACCCAATGGAAGTGAGATCGGTGTGCATGGCTCTGCGTTCTGGCTGGGAATCCAATTATGCCCAGCGTTGGGTGGAGTATGTTGCTGAAGGCTTTGATGAAGATTTCTCATTCCTCCTGTGCATGGCTACCACCAATCTGAACAACTACAGTGGTTTCCACGGTGGTCACCTCCCGTTCGGCGGTAGTGTATATGCAGAACGTATTGCTAAGTTCTTTGCTCTGGGTCATGAAGCATTCCCAAATCAGATCAAGAACAATCACTACCGTAAGCAAGCAAATGCTGTTGTGTCAGCAGACGGTATGATGAATTTAATTGTAGTAAAAGACACCACTCCTCTCAGCACTTTCTTCCGCAGCTTTGCTGTAGAATCGAAAGGCTCTGGCCTGTCTGCTGGTAGTTTGCATTGTAGCAAAGAAATACTTCTTAAAACACAAGAAGCGTTCAACAATCTGGTCAACTCGTTTAAGGCGTAATTATGAAAAATACAGTTTATGTTTGCCATGACTTCATGGGTGTAGCAGCAATGTTTCGTGGTATGGGTTATGAAGTTATCCATAACCTCAACGAACTCCCTGACTTCGTAGCATTCACAGGTGGAGCAGATATCTCTCCAAGTCTGTATGGCCATGAGCGCCATCCTGAAACATACACCAGCGAAGGTCGTGAGAAGATTGAGCTGGAAGTGTATGAATTCTGCCGTGAGCATGACATTCCTATGGTGGGTATCTGCCGTGGAGCTCAACTGCTGAATTCCTTATCCGGCGGTGAAATGTATCAACACGTCACACATCATCAAGGATCACATGACATGGTTGATGTGTTCACAGGTGAAACAATTGTAACAAGCAGCATCCACCATCAGATGATGAAGCCTCATCCAACTAAGTCAATCTTGGTTGCCAAGTCTCATCAGAAAGGTCGTCGTGAATGGATGGAAGGTCATGTCATTCGCTCTGAAATTGCTGAATATGACCCAGAAGTTGTGTTCTATCCAGAGACAAAATCTCTGTGTGTGCAGGGTCATCCAGAAATTTCTTCTGTTGAATACGTGGCGTTCCGCCGCTACTTCGGTGAGCTGCTGAACCGTTATCTGTAATCATCTTCTGGTAAGAAGCTCTCAACAGAGGGCTTCTGCTATCATAAATCATTTCTAAAGGAAGCGTATGTGTGGAATAGTTGGTTTCTTCGGAGACTCTGATGCAGCAAAATTCAAGGCATTTGAGCAGCTCTTGTATATCAATGCCTTACGTGGCATGGATAGTACAGGTGTTCTCACTGTCAATACCCAGAATCAGGTGAAGACAGCACGTGCTGTAGGTGAACCTACTAACCTGCTGGTATCTCGTGAATTCAAGTCTGCAACAGAATTCTCAGGCTTGATTAAAGTGGCTGTAGGTCACAATCGTTTTGGCACAGGTGGTGGTATCTCTAAAGAGACAGCCCATCCGTTTGAATTTGATAACATCGTAGGTGTTCATAACGGTGTTATTGGTGCTAAATATCGCTTTGACAAGCATACAGCATTCAAGGTAGACAGTGAAGCCATGTATTCCCACATGAACACTCATGGTGTTGATGCTACAATCAATCTGCTGGGAGCTGTAACCAACAGTTATTCTCTGGTATTCTGGGACAAGGCTGCAAACACGTTGAACTTCCTTCGCAACAGTGAGCGCCCAATGTGCTTTGCTGTATGTGATGACAATAAGACAGTGTTCTTTGCATCGGAAGGGTGGATGTTGACTGGCGTATTAGGTCGCAATAACATCAAGCATGGTGAAATCGTATCAACCGAAGCACACCTGCTGTACACGTTTGCAAATATTACCCAGACGGCAGTGAGCAAGCCACTCGTCCGTAGTGTGGAACCCCCAAAGTTCTCGACGCAGGTGATTCATACGCTTGGGATGAGTGGTACACGGACTACCAAGGACAACGCCGCCGCTTCTACCCCGGATTCTAAAAAAGGGGGTACTTCCTCAAAAAAGGACGTAATCGTAAGAGGTCTAGAGTCTGACCAGCATATTATTGATTGTAAAGTTATTACTGAATTTACAATTGAAGGTGCTTTTGTAGACCTCAACGGTGGGAGTTACGTCAGATGTACAGCCACCAATAATTCAGTTGATGGGCGTAAAACATATGCCCCATTCCGCCTGTATTATCGCAAGGAAGATGAGTGGGTATCTGAAGCTATTGGTGAAAAGATTTTCTCCAAGGTAAGCAGCTTCACTCGTAACATTGATGAAGGTGTGTATTACAAGGTAAGTCCTTGGGATGTTGTATCTGAAGTTGACCAATCGACTATTGTCGAGGAAGAAGAACCCCTTGTTGCTGTTGGAGAGGGAGGGCAAGTAATCGAAATTGCCAAATGGCGTCGTAAGTATCAAAGCTGTTGCTGGTGCAGCACAACACAGCTAGACCCTGATGACTGTCAGTTTGTCAAGGGTGAAGTTTTGTGTGGCCCTTGTAGCCGTGATGACCGCGTTATCAGTCAAATGAACGAATATTGTTAATTAATTTATTGGAGAATTAAAATGGAATTATTAGTAGGTTGTGACCCAGAGATTTTTGTACGTCAAGATAATGTATTCAAGTCAGCATTTGGCTTGATTACTGGTGACAAGAAGAACCCGACAAAGGTTCCTAATGGTGCTGTTCAAGTTGATGGCATGGCATTGGAATTCAACATTGACCCTGCCAGTAGTGAACAACAGTTCATCCACAATGTCACTGACGTATTTGCACAGATTCGTGCGATGGTTCCTGATTATGAAGTGGTTGCTGTGCCAGTGGCAGACTTCTCCCCAGAATATCTGAAGACACAGCCTGCTGCTGCACTGGAATTGGGATGTGATCCTGATTACAATGCATGGACTTCCTCAGTCAATCCACGTCCAGACGGCAATCGCCCTATGCGTACAGCATCAGGTCATGTTCATTTAGGCTGGACAAAAGATCAGAACATTGAAGACTACAACCATGTTGCCACCTGTGAACGTGTTGTACGTCAGCTTGATTTCTTCCTCGGACTGGTCTCTCTGGTGTATGATGGTGACACACGCCGCCGCAGTATGTATGGCAATGCTGGTGCATATCGCCCTAAATCATATGGCGTTGAGTATCGCACATTGTCAAATATGTGGCTCAACTCTGAAGAACTGATTGGATGGGTGTATCGTGCTACTCAAGAAGGTGTCAATCAACTCCTTGCAGGTAATGTTTTGCAAGACAAGTATGGTGATATTCAGGACATTATCAAGAACAGTGATGTGTCTGAAGCCCGTAAAATCATTTTGGCAGAAAAGATCGAGGTTCCACGTGGCTATTGATATGAGCTTGTCTGACGCTAAACGCGATTATGTCGGCGTCGTAATGATGCACAAAGGTGTTCCTGTATTAATCTCAGGTATTGAGGATGACTTTCAGGTCACTATCGTGTCATTACGTAGTAATAAGTCTAAGATTGTGAGTAAGGAGGTTTTGTTTGCGATGACCCCTCCTCCTCGCTTAGGCATGGTGAATACACCTGATCGTAATGCAGTGTTTGTTGTACGACTTCCTCATCGTCGTTACCAGATGGGTGTGTCAAGTAACAATCTCCTTTCAATCCAGATAGGTAATTCAGACATGCCGCGTAGCGTTGGTTCGTCTGGTTTCTATCGTACCAAGGAATTTGCAGATACAATCACTGGCACTTACCCCAAGTTCTATGCAGCTCTCCTCATGGCACGTGAGAAGAACATTATTGTTGCATTCGACCGCCAGTTTGCCCTGTCTTCTTCCACGCTGTATTACAAAGACAAGGCTGTTGGACGTATCAACAACACTGTGCAAAGCTTTTCGGATGTACTGTTTCACGACAAGTACAAATTCACTAAGAAACTCTATTTAGGTGCATGATGAAAAACATCGCAATGGTCATCCGCAAGCCTGTCACAGCTGGCGACATTGGTATTGAAATTGAAGTTGAGGGTACACGTATCTCAGCTTATGAATCAGAGGTATGGAAAACTGTACCAGATGGTTCATTACGTGGGGAAAGTAATGAGTATGTATTCCAACAGCCTCTCCCTATCGGTAAAGTAGATGAGGCACTGAAAGAGCTGGACAGTGTATTTAAGAAGAATCGTTCCACTCTTACATTCAGCTTCCGTACATCTGTGCATGTCCACCTGAATGTCAGTGATTTGAAGCCAGTACAATACCTGAACACCTTGTACACAGCATTGCTGCTGGAACAGCCAATGGTGAATTACTGTGGTGATACACGGATTAACAATCGTTTCTGCCTGCGTACATCTGATGCAGAGGGTATTGTTCCAATCTTGGCCTCAGTGTTCCGTAACATCCGTAACATCAATCATCTGGATGGTAATCAGATTCGTTATTCTGCAATTAACATCCATGCCACACGTAAGTTTGGCAGTATTGAGTTCCGTGGTATGCGTGGCACTATGGACTTGGATGTACTGAATAACTGGTGTAATGCAATCTATGCTATTAAGCAATTTGCATTGAAGTTTCCTAATCCACTAGCTATTCAGGATTTCTATGAATCTTTGCCATCTGGATATGCATTCTTGGAAGCTGTATTCGGTGTTGGGCTGGCAAAAGTATTTGACTATGACCTACTCAACTATGAAATGAGTAGCTGTCTGTCATTAACAATGTCTCTTCCTCACGAAACCCAAGAGGAGGCAGAAGAGCTGGAAAAGGAGGAGTATGAAGAGGAGGTACGCGCCCCGTCTCCGCCCTCTCCACTTCCTCCTCTTACTGCGACACCAACTCCTCGTGTAAGAATGCCTCGTACCCCTACGACGGTAACTCTCGATGAGATGACTGCTTTTATTCTGGAACCAGAGACGGAGCAACGTAGGCCGCCTATGTCATTGAATGAGTTACGAGCAATGGCTGGACTCCCTCCACTAACTCCAAATCAAGGAACTTCTAATGAAGATCAAAATTTACCCTTATAAGAATGGCTCTGCTTCTGCGAAAGCATTGGCAGATGCCCTCTCTTGTAGAGTAGTTAAGCGTGAAGGCAAGGAAGTAATTGCAGATGCTATCATAAATTGGGGGTCTTCCTCAGTTGTACGTAGCACACGTTCAAAGGTGTTCTTAAATCTTCCTGAGAATATTGGGAAGGCAGCAAACAAACTTCATACGTTTGGAGTATTGTCTGATGTAAAAGACACAATTCTTCCAATAAAACTGCCTGTGTACACAACACAACCAGACGAGGAGTTTATCAATTCCTCTTTCGAGAGAGGTGGTATTGTAGTAAGGCATATTCTGACCGGTCATTCTGGAAATGGCATTCAAATGGTTGACAATCCAGATCAACTGCCTTTACCCAAGGCTCCGCTGTATGTCCAGTATATCAAGCGTCGAGAAGAATATCGTGTCCATGTCTTCAAGGGACAGGCTTTCTTTGTTCAACGTAAAGCACGTAAGATGGATGTTCCAGACGAACGTGTCAACTGGAAGATCAGAAACCTAGCTGGTGGATTCATCTATGCATCAGAAGGGGTAACACTACCTCCAGAAGTTTTAGAAGCCTGTGGTAAGATTATGGAGCTTCTGGGGGTAGATTTTGGAGCAATTGATCTGTTGTATTCCTCTTCCAAAGAGTATTATTTCTTGGAAGTGAACACTGCTCCGGGACTCGCTGGCACAACATTGGAAAAATATTCTGAGAAATTTACAGAATATTTGAATCATTTTCAGTAATTTTTAAGTATATACCCTCCCATGCTCGATGTGTGGGAGGTCTTAAAGGATGATTATGAACTGTCCATTTAAATTGTTAGTTGATTTAGAAATCTTGATGAGTAAAGAGTCTCCTTCTGATGTAAGAGAATCAGCTTATCGAAATTTAAAAGAATATATAAACAGTAAGAAACAAACCCCAGCCCTACTTTTACCAAAGAAAGATAAATAATGTTGTTGTTTTTAATATCAATTTCCATCGGAGCTGCAATCCTTATCACAACCCTCTCTTTAAAGGAGATATTTATTGATACATAAGGAGAACAATGGCAGGAATCTGCGTTGAGAAGATAGGAAGCGTTCAAATATTCCTTCAAGAGGATGGAACGTATGATGCATTTGACTTTGCTACTGGTAAGTATATTGCTGACCCGTATCACGATAAGCCTAAAGACTATAAACCAGTCAAGATTAGGAAATCGAAAGAGGAAATTGCAGAAGAAATGCGAGAGATTGCGTCTTTTAGTTCACATGCTTTAGACCAACGTGGCTTAAAGAAATGGGCTTTAGACTATTTTGAAGTAAAGGTGGGAGTTAGTAGGCAAGACGGATCAACTCCTGAAATTGTGTATTTCCCATATACTTCCCAAGAATCCTCTGAAACAGTTAGGTATAAAGTAAGACTCCTTACTGAGAAGAAGATGTGGGCAGTTGGAGACGACAGTGAAGTCGATTTGTTTGGCTGGAAAGCTGCCATTGCTACTGGCGCTAAGCGGTTATATATTACTGAAGGAGAGTTTGATGCAATCGCCCTCTTTCAAATATTTAAAGATCACAATAGGAATACTCCTTATGCTGATTTCAATCCCGCCATTGTTAGTTTGCCTAACGGTGTTAATAGTGCTAGACATACTCTTGCTAAGCTGGCGGGAAAATTAAAGCGCTTCCAAGAAATAGTATTTGTATTCGATGATGATGAGGCTGGACGTGCTGGTGTTGAAGCAGCTTTACAGGCAGTTCCGTCTGCCCTAAGTGTTACGCTTCCTCTGAAAGATGCCAATGAGTGTCTTATGGAGGGTCGATCTAAAGCCGCATATAACGCTTGTACATTCAATTCTACTAAACCAAAGAATACACGTTTAGTAATGGCTTCTGATGTATTTAAAGAAGCGAGGCAGCAAACTCCTTGGGGTTTCTCTTATCCGTATAACAATCTTACACAACTCACCCGTGGTCAACGCTTAGGCGAATGTATCTATTGGGGAGCTGGTGTTAAGATGGGTAAGTCTGAGATACTCAATGACTTGGTTGCCCACAACATCCGAGAACATGGATGGAAAAACTTTGTCTGTAAGACAGAGGAAAGTAATAAGCGCACCGTTCAAGGTGTAGCTGGTAAGCTAGTAGGAAAGATTTTTCACGATCCAAGCATCCCCTTTGATTTTGATGCATATGACAAAGGGTGTGAAATGATTGGTGACAAACTCATCATGCTAAATCTCTACCAAGAACTCACTTGGGAAGTCCTCAAGGGAGACATTAGGGCGGCAGCTTTAGAAGGTTGTAAAGCTGTATTCATCGACCCAATCACAACACTTACAAACACTTTAAATCCCGCTGATGCCAATACATTACTACAGAAAATGGCTCAGGAATTAGCACAAATGGCTATGGATTTACAGATTGTTTGTCATATCTTTTGCCACTTACGAGCACCTGAAGGAGGGTTGCCTCATGAACGTGGCGGTTCAGTTCAATCTACACAATTTGCAGGAAGTCGTGCCATGATGAGGTCTTGTCATGCCATGATTGGTATCGAAGGTAATAAAGACCCTTCCCTCACAATAGAGGAAAGGAACCTACGGGATTTAGTATTGCTTGAAGACAGACAAAGCGGTCTTACAGGTAAAACTAAATTGTATTATGACAATGCAACAGGGATGTTTAACGAGGTAGCTTAATGACAGGTATTGAATTAGTTGAAGATCATTATCGAGAAAACTACGGTAGACTCGTAAAGCGTATGAAGTTCAGAGCATCTACAGAATGGGATGCTGAGGACATTGTACAATCTGCATATGAACGGGCTATTAAATATATCCGTACATTCAATGCAGAACGTGAAGGAGATATTAAGAAGGCATTCAACTTCTGGTTTCTCCCATTATTGAATAACACAATGCGTGATTTCAAGAACACAGAGAAAGGATTTTCACATTCAGATATTGATGAAGAATTGATTGAGCAAGAATCCACAGACTGCCCAGCAGTTCCTACACAGATTCGTAAGGAAATCTCTGAGCTTATTAAAACCAAATCAGAAGTTCAAATCGAAGTATTAACATACTGGTTTGAGCATGAATTGAAAGACAAAGAGATTAGTGAGATCACAACAATTCCCTATCGAACTATTCAATCCATCATTCGACGCTTCAAGGAAGAACTAAAGATATTGTATGCTAACTAAAATCTTCAAATCAATTGGTGTTGTATTACTTATTCCTGTACTCGTTGTAGTATTCTTCTTCATGATGTTCTTCACAACATTGTTTGCAAGCCTACATACGGCTCAGGAAATCCTAGAAAACCTCTGGAAGTAATATGAGGATTTGCGTTGGGGATTTAGAAGGTAATGGATTATATCGGGACATTACAAAAATACACTGTGGTGTATTCAAAGACATTAATACTGGGGAGGTAAGTAAATTTAAGCCAGACGAGCTTAAAGATATGTGTAGCTTTCTGGATAGTGTCGATGTATTAATAATGCACAACGGTATTAATTATGACTTTCCAGTATTGAAGAAAATATTAGGGTATGAGTATAAAGGGAAGAAAGTAGATACCCTCATTATGTCTCGTCTTCTCAATCCCAAACGACTTGTACCTCCTAATGCTCCTGACAGAAAGATTGGCCCTCATAGTATCGAGGCTTGGGGTTATCGTGTTGGACGTGGTAAGCCTTCTCATGATGATTGGGAAACTTATTCTCCAGAAATGCTCCACAGATGTACAGAAGACGTAGAGATTCTTCATCTAGTCTACCAAGAACTTCTCAAAGAAGCTAAAGGTAAGAATTGGAAGAATGCTTTCCTATTATCCTTCAAATTATTTGAGTTCTTACAGAAACAGGAGGACTATGGTTGGAAGGTTGATTTGGAAAAAATGAATATGAATATACGACAGTTAAGTAGATGGATAGACTTAATTGACAGTGTATTAGTTCCCAACCTACCAGATAAACTGGAAATTCATGAAACAAAAAAGAACGGTAGTTACACGTTTGTCAAGAACCCCTACCTCAGGAGTGGTGCTCCGTCACAAACGCTTGCTAGGTGGTGTGCTCTTTGGGATATTGACCCTAACTCTAAGCCCGTTGCTGGGAGTTTTAGTCGTGTATCTTTTAGGAAAATAGACCTAAATAGTAACGCGGAAACTAAAGACTATCTCTTAGCAGAGGGATGGGAGCCTCTAGAATGGAATATGAATGATGATGGTGAGCGAACCAGTCCTAAAATGTCAAAGGATGACCCTTTTGAAGGGATTAATGGCAAGGTTGGTAAGCTAGTTGCTAAGCGTGTTCAGTGCAGACAGCGTAGAGGTATTATAGAAGGACTCCTCACTCTCGTAAGGGATGACGGTAGAATTGCTTCTGTAGTGAATACCTTGGCTGTTACTGGTAGGGCAACTCACCGTAACATTGTAAATATTCCTAAAGCTGGAAGCTTCTATGGCAAGCAAATGCGTAAGATGTTCTCCTCTTCGGAAGGCAAAGTGTTAGTAGGAACTGACTCAGATAGTTGCCAGCTTCGTATGCTTGGTGGACGTATGGGCAGTGCTGCATACATCAATGCTATTATGACCGGAGATAAAGCCAAAGGTACTGACTTACACTCATTAACAAGGAAGATCGGTGAACTAGAGTCTAGAGATATAGCAAAGAATGTTATGTATTGTTTGCTATTTGGGGGAGGAGACGAAAAGCTAGGTAAAACTGCAAAACTACCGGGGAAGGGTAAAGAACTCCGTGGTAGATTGTATAACGGATTTGATGGGCTTGGTGACCTTGTACAGGGTCTCGTAGATGAATGGCGCAGTACAGCTAAGAAGCGATACAATCCTGTATTCCGACGTATGGAGTATTATGATGGATATATTACTGGATTAGATGGAAGACCTATTCAGGTTCCTAGTGAACATGCTTTACTTGTTTATCTTTTGCAGTCTGACGAAGCAATTATGATGTCAGCGGCTTATATCAAAGCAAATAAAGATTTGGCACGTAAGTATGTATATGGGAAGCAATTCGGATTTGTCTGCTGGTATCATAAGTAACATTGTGACTTTGCATCGGGAGGTGCATCGAATAACACTTTTAACTGCTGGAAAGCTAAGGCGAGAGCTATGCCGATCAGCAGCCAAGATGGGAAATAAATGATTAATTGGAATGGTTATTTTGTTGATAACAATGGAGTAATTTACAATAAAGATGGTAGTATTAAATCTTTAAAAGTAAATACAAAAGGTTATTATTTTACAAATTTCTATTATGGCGGAAAATCACATACACACTCAGCTCATCGAGTTGTGGCAGAAGCTATACATGGGGAATGCCCAGATGGGTATGAAGTAGATCATGTTGATAATAATAGACAAAACAACCATCCAGATAATCTTAGGTATTTGACAAAATCTCAAAACAATCAGAAAGCTTATGATTCAGGTAATCGCAAGTTTCTCTTTGGACAGTCAAATCCTAATAGTATTTCCCGTAAGGTTCAGAGACTATCCCTTAGGGGAGTAGGGCAGACAAGCTAATGGTCGCTCGAAATGGAGTGGGTCTAGAACAGACCGTGATATAGTCCGACCCATGTAGGAAACTATGTGGCAGCGAGAGCGGGGGTATCTTGCAAATATCCCGAACGATGGATGAATACACAGTGGAATGTGATGAAGATATTGCTGAAGACGTTAAAAGAATCTGCGAAGAAGCTATTGTATGGGCTGGAGAGTTCTATGAAATCATTTGTCCACACGTAGGGGATGGAAAGGTAGGTAAAGATTGGTACGCAATCCACTAGAAGAAATCAGTGTATTACGATACATGAGTAGTAAAATGCAAGAAGAAGCTGTACGTATGGAGCAAGAGCTTAAAGACATACGTGAACGCATTGCTTCTGCAAATTGTCAAATTAAACTTTTAGAATATATCAAGGAACAAGATGGAAGAACAACAAATTAAACAACAGCAAAATCTGGTTATAACCTTTAAACAAGAGACAGGTCTGGAAGAAATACATATTAATGATTTCCAGAGCTTCCAGATTGGTGGCGGAGTGTGTGCAGTATTGACTGAAGACGGTACACAAGTCATCTATAACATGGATGTAATCTTCAATATTGTTAAACGAATTGCTATTGTTCAGGAATAACATGAATACATTAAAAGTTAAGTTCCCATCTACGGCGCAACTGTATTCCTATTTCACAAGTGACAACTCAATTGTCGTCGGAGATCACGTAGTAGTTGATACTCCACGTGAAGGACTTGTTGTTGTAGAAGTAAAATATGTACATTTCTACGAAGATGAAAAAGCAGTTAAGCCAATTGTGTGTAAGGTTGATGTTGAATCCTACAAGGCAAATAAAGCATTCTTAGCTAAGAAAGAAGAAGCTAAGAAAGAACTGGAAGTCCTCATGAAGGAATTCAAGGAAGCAGCAATGTATGACTTGTTGGCAGCAAGAAACCCACGTGCAAAAGAACTCTTATCTATTATTAAAGGACAATAATCTATGGCATTAGTCGGTAAATCTGGTGGTAATGGTGGTAATAAAGTAGCTCAGCCTGTGATTGAACCTGATGTTTATACAGCATACTTAGTGCAAGTTATTGACCTCGGCTTACAAGCCCAGCGTCCATATAAAGGTGAAGAGAAACCACCTGTTCATATGATTTCTGTAACGTATGAATTGTCTGATGTGTTCATGTTGGATGAAGATGGTAACGAGCAGGAAGACAAGCCTCGTTGGATTTCTGAGGAATTCCCTCTGCACTCTCTCAAAGCAGATCGTGCTAAGAGCACAGCCCGTTACAAAGCATTTGACCCTGACGAGGAACACGGAGGTGATTGGTCTCTCATTGCAGGTCAAGCAGTTAATGTTACCACGGCTAACAACAAGGTTGGTGACAAGATTTATACAAACGTAAGCAATGTTGCTCCTATGAATTCTCGTAAGCGAGCTTCTATGGCTCCAATCAAGAATCCAGTACGTGTATTTGTTTTGGACAGTCCTGATCTGGAAGTGTTCAATTCATTCCCAGAATGGATTCAAGAGAAAATTAAGAACAACCTGAATTACGCAGGTTCTCCTTTGGAAGCTTTGTTGGGTAAAAAATCCTCTAGCAAACCAGCCCCTTCTCCTGCTCCTGATAAAGCAGAAAGCAAGGCTGACGAGGACGATAACAATCCATATTAATGCTACCTCTTGTGGACGGCGATATTCTACTCTATGAATTAGGGTATGCCGCTGAAGCATATTGGAAATACGAGGGAAGGGAGGGCATTCCTCCTTTCTCCTTTGTAGGAGATATGGCTGATACACGAATAGCAGAAATATGTTCAGCAGTTGAAGCAACTGAACAGCCAATCCTATTCTTCACTGGTAAAACTAATTTTAGAAATAGAATAGCAAAGCGACAGCAGTATAAAGAAAGAGAAGGACGTAAGCCCTTCCATTATTACAATCTCCGAGCGTATCTGAAAGGAAAGTATGACTGTAGAACAGAAGAAGGGTATGAAGCAGATGACCTCATGGCAATCGAGCAAACAAACAGACTCGTCCTTATTGAAGAACAAAAACAAAACATTGTTCACTCAATTATCTGCACAAGGGACAAAGACCTTCACAGTGTTCGTGGATGGCAGTATGGCTGGGAAGTACACAATCAGCCTTCATTCGGCCCCCTCTTTATTGAGTCGTTTGGAAGCATTAAACTGTCGAGTAATCGTAAGAAAGTCGAAGGTACAGGTTTTCTGTTCTTCGCAAGCCAATTACTTACAGGTGATTCAGTTGATACAGTACCCGGTATTGACGGGTTCGGTCCTGTATCAGCTTTCAAAACGCTTGAAGGATGTACGACAAAGAAAGAAGCACTCCAAGCAGTCTTAAAAGAATATAAGAAGGCTTTTGGTATCCAAGGATATTCTGAAATGATTGAGCAAGGAAGGCTCCTTTGGATGTTAAGATCATATGACATACTCCCTATAAGGTGGAATACATGAAAACAATATTCTCATTGTATATGAGAGAGGTAGGAGCAACACGCTGGTACCCTTTGAACATCTATCCAGAGAAACCAACAGCATTAAAGCTCTCTGAGTTTGTTCCTGTCGAGATAACAGATGATCTCTTGTCTGTAGGTATTACTAAATTAGATGATACAGAATATTATCTAAAGGAGGAAAAACTTGACCCCCTGCGTTCATGATTATTATATTCTGGAAGGTAAAAAACACTTCCTAGTGTTAAAATGTAGACACTGCGGAAAGGTTGAATTTGCATAGACTTGATTTCAATGGAGGAAAATGGACTGAGGCTAGATTCAACAGCTTTATCAAAAGCATACTAAGATCGGGTTCTCGAAGATGGGAGCCTCGTTACTCAGTTCTTAATGAAGCGTGTATAGGTAAGAGGACAAATACCAGCACAGGTCGTCTAGCAAATCATTACACTTGTAATAGTTGTAAGGGTGACTTCCCTGCTAAAGAAGTACAGGTGGATCATATTGTTCCTATTATTGACCCTGAAGTTGGCTTTACGACTTGGGATGATGTAGTGTATAGGATGTTCTGCGAGAAAGATAAGCTACAGGTCTTGTGTAAAGACTGCCATTATAATAAAACTACTGCTGAGAAGCAGCAAGCAAAAGAAAGAAGGCTTAATGAAAAATGAATTCAAAGGTTATTCATTATTTAACGACATTGAAGATGTTACCTTACGAGATCGGAACCGAGCAGTGATTCTGACAAACTTAATGGAAAGTAATATTGATAAGGCAACACGTAAAATCAATATTAAAGGTACATCCCTCATCCTTGGTTATTTCTCAACTATCCCAGAAGATCAACGTCAGAATGTTGAAACTCTATTCAAACAGGAGGCTACTCGCCGTGGGTTCATCGGGGCTTAAATATGACGCAGGTAAGCCTAGGCTAGACTTAATAGACCCTCTAGCAATAGAGGGACTTGCCAATGTACTAGGTTTCGGGGCACAGAAGTATTCAGCACATAACTGGCGTAACGGTATTCAGTATTCTCGATTGATTGCTGCATTGTTACGACATACGTTTGCAATCTTACGAGGAGAAACTATAGACCCCGAGTCTGGCTTGCCTCATATTGACCATGTAGGATGTTGCTGGATGTTCCTATCCAATCTTATGAAAACTCGTCCTGACATGGATGATTTACACAAATCGGAGAAAACTAATGAATCTAACTGATGTTATTACATCATATCGTGGAGGTGTACTTGATAACCCGTATCAAGGAGAGCATAAAAAAGTGTTGTTCGTATGTAGTGCTGGAATCTTACGAAGCGCCACTGCTGCTAGGATATATGCCGGTAAGTACAACACTCGTAGCTGTGGAACGTATGATATTGCTCTTATCCAGATTAGTTCCAACTTAGTGTTGTGGGCTGATGAAATTGTATTTGTAAATCAAGAGAATTACAATATGTTCAAGGGAATGATTGATGATGATGAATTGTTTGATCGTCTCTCAGCTAAGATTAAAGTGTTGAATATTCCAGATAAATATCCTCACATGCATCCAGAATTGATTAAGGCTTTTGAGGAGCAATATGAAGCGATCTGATATTGAAGTGACACTTGTTGATTCAATGGGTTCTGACTTGTCAGTGGTTAATGCAGCTAGGGTTTCCTTTAATAAGGACTCCCTGCTGTACACAGATGAGCAAAATGAAAAGTTAATTTCATACTTAGCACGTAATAAACACACTTCCCCTTTCAATCACGCATTCCTCTCTGTACGTGTAAAGGCTCCTACCTTTGTGGCAAGGCAGTTAGTTAAACATAAGTTTATGCCTTGGAATGAAGTGAGCAGGCGTTATGTAGATGATGAGCCTGAGTTTTATTTACCAGAGGTATATCGTAAGAAAGCTGATAATGTAAAGCAGGGAAGTTCTGATGAGCAAGTATATGGTCTTCAGGATGAATATGGGCAACGTCATCTGATTTACCGATGTGTTGAATACATCGCAGAGCAGAACTTAATGTTATACAAAGACATGCTAACAGCGGGTGTATGTCCAGAACAAGCTCGTATGGTGTTACCTCTTAACACAATGACAGAATGGGTTTGGTCAGGAAGCCTAGGGGCTTTTGCAGATATGCTCAAGCTTCGCTTAGACCCTCATACACAATATGAATCCCGTATTGTTGCTCAGAAGATAGAGGCCATTGTATCTTCCCTTTTCCCTATTAGCCTCAAGGCTCTATTGGAGAACAAATGACACGTAAGAAAATCTTAGTTGTATTTGATACACAGGTTAAATCAGGAATTGATTTGTCCTATCTGAGTCATATTGGTCAATACATCATTGACAAGAAACCAGATATTATTGTACATATTGGAGATCATTGGGACATGCCAAGTCTCTCCTCTTATGACATTGGTAAGAAGACATTTGAAGGACGGCGCTACCGCAATGACATTGAAATGGGTAATATTGGGATGGGGCTTCTTATGCAAGCCACTGAAGAATACAACTACAATGCCAAGCGTAATGCTAAGAAGCAATATAGGCCAGAGAAACATTTCTTCATGGGTAATCATGAGCATCGTATTGTACGAGCAATCAACGATGACCCTAAGCTAGATGGTACAATCGGACTGAGTGACCTAAATCTCAAGGGATGGGAAGTACATCCATTCTTGGAGGTCGGTATTATTGAGGGGATTGCATTCTCTCACTACTTCACCACTGGCACTATGGGACGGCCAGCCACCACAGCTTCAGCCCTCCTGTCTAAGAAACATCAATCATGTATTGCTGGTCATCAACAAGGAAGACAGGTAGCTACAGCATATAAAGCAGATGGTTCCCCAATCACTGCAATTATCTGTGGCTCCTCCTATCCACATGATGAAGACTATCTCGGAGCACAGGGTAATAAGCATTGGAGAGGTATTGCTATGCTTCATGAAGTAGACAATGGCTCCTTCGATGAAATGTTTATTAGCTTGGAATATCTTAAACGTAAGTATAAAGAGAGTTGATATGAAGTCTGTAAAAGGTTCTTATTTTGCTAGTAAATCGTCTGGACTAAAATCTGATTTAAAAAGACATTCTCTTGAAGAGAAAGATTTGATAGATAAAATTGAGGAGGCTTCTAAAGAAGGGAACGAGCGTGGTGTACGAGTTTATAAACACTTTCTCAACATACTTTTAGAAAGTAAATCTAAATTAACATCACAAATTGGAAAAGTCAAAGGAAACTAATTGAGAACAAAAGAGCAATCATTACGTAGCAAGCTTATCGCTCGGCGCACATACAACAGGGCTCTTGATGAAAAGGGGTCTGTATTTGAGACATTTGAGCAAACAGTTGATCGTGTTATTGGTCATCAGAAATGGCTGTGGGATCGTGCTGACCCAGTTAAGAAGCATGAAACTTATGAATACAGAGAGAAGATGCTTGCTGAATTGGATGAACTTCGTCAGTTAATGCTAGAACGTAAAGTGCTAATGTCTGGACGTACTCTCTGGCTAGGCGGAACAGATGTAGCAAAGCGACGAGAAGCCTCTCAGTTCAACTGTAGCTTCACGGTTGTAGAGAGTGTCTATGATGTTGTTGACGTGCTCTGGTTGCTTATGCAGGGCTGTGGAGTGGGGTTTAAACCAGTAGTAGGTCAGCTCACTGGATTCCATAAACCAATTAAAGAAGTTACATTGATTCGATCAGTAAGGACAGAAAAAGGTGGAGAACAAAACAACTCAGAATCATATGATGGAACAACTAACACTTGGACAATACGAGTCGGAGACTCAGCAGAAGCTTGGAGCAAAGCCATCGGTAAGCTGGTCGCTCATAAGTTTCCCGCCGATAAACTTGTATTCGATCTTTCACAGATCAGACCATCCGGTGAAAGGCTCAAAGGATATGGATGGATTTCTTCAGGAGACGAAAGCTTAGCCAAAGCCTTGCTGAAGATTACAGAGATATTAAATAAACGTGCAGGGAATTTGCTATCACGTATTGATATTCTCGACTTAGTGAATTGGCTTGGGACAATCCTGTCTTCTCGGCGTTCTGCTGAAATTGCTTTATTTGAATATGGCGAACAAGAATGGGAAGAATTCACAGTAGCTAAACGGAATTGGTGGGAAGGAAATGAGCAAAGAGCACAATCTAACAATTCTCTATTATTCAAACAAAAGCCGTCACGGAAAGAACTGGAACATATCTTTGCACTCATGGTTGAATCTGGGGGCAGTGAACCGGGCTTTATTAATGCGGAAGCTGCAACAAAGAGAGCGCCTTGGTTCAAAGGAGTAAATCCCTGTGCTGAGATATTGCTTGGTAATAAATCATTCTGTAATCTGACGGAGGTAGATGTTGGTAAGTTTAAAGGAGACAGTAGCGGATTGCAACGAGCTTTACACATTGTTGCCAGAGCCAACTACAGACAAACCTGTGTTAATCTGCTTGACGGAATTCTTCAAGAAGCGTGGCATCTCAATAATGAGTTTCTACGATTATGCGGGGTGGGGCTTACAGGTATTACACGTAGGCCTGACCTTTCCGAATATGACTTCAGTGTGCTGCAAAGAATTGCCATTGCAGGAGCTTACAGCATGGCTGACGAATTGCAATTACCACGTCCTAAGAACATCACAACGATTAAACCAAGTGGAACGCTCAGTAAAGTTATGGATACAACTGAGGGGATGCACAAGCCACTAGGTAAGTATATTTTCAATAATGTCAATTTTGGTAAGCACGATCCTTTAGTCCCCATGTGTCGTTCTGCTGGATATAAAGTTATTGATAATCCTTCAGACAGTGAAGCAGTGCTGATTACATTCCCTGTAAAATGGGATGACGTACCTTTCGATTCATATGAAGGAATGGAGGTTAATCTAGAATCAGCAGTATCTCAGCTAGAGCGTTACAAGCTTCTGATGACTAGCTGGTGTCAACAGAACGTATCAGCTACAATCAGTTATTCTGTTTCAGAAGTTCCAGAGATTGTTGATTGGTTGCTTAACAATTGGGATAATTATGTTGGTGTAAGTTTCTTGTTCAGAGCTGATCCAACTAAACGTGCTAAGGACTTGGGTTACTTATATCTTCCTCAGGAGGTTGTAACTCAGAGTGAATATGAAGAATACGTTCATAAACTCCAACCAATAGAATTAGACAAAGCTAATAATATTGATGCAGTATTAGAAGATGAATGTGCAACAGGTGCTTGTCCAATTCGATAGATAATAAAAAACCCCCAAGTCCATTTAAGGATTCTGGGGGTTTTGTCTTTTATACTACCTAATCTTAGGGCACGTTAGAAAGAAACTATCTATAGTGAATACACGAGTAAGTTGTGTTGCTCCATTTGCACCTGTAAGTGTCACCTGAAGTCCAAGCCCAAGCGTGTGCTTAGGATCAGAGGGGGCTGTTCCAAACATATCATTTATAACCGCCCCGCTGAATCCTGTCCATTTATTTAATACACCAGAGAACTCTACAGTGGAAGTTGTGGAATTAGTAATTGAATATACCAGTTGTCCATTTGTTGTATCAACAGCAAGAACATAAACTTGGCCAGTACTCAGTGTACCAATCAAATCCTTCCTCAAGAATGACCCATTTATTTCCCTATTTGCAAAATAAATATCCCTGTTCTTAATTAAGAATCCTGAATATCCTTGGGTCGATCCATCTGCATCATAGTTAGCTGCATTGTAGAGGGTACTCATCCAACCAATTACAACAACCCTGGTGGGAACATCTGCTTCCAAAACAAACCGATATTCTGCTTTATAACCATTAATAAAGCATGCTTTACTTCTTCCGTTTGTTCTATTAAGTACGTACCTCATATAAGAACCTGTTGCTGCATTTGCATCAAAATTAACAGACAGGTTGCCTAGTGTACCAGTGATGTCATTCTGAAATGCTCCATTAGTATCTGAAAGGGTTACACCTGTGCTCCCGACAGACACGAAGTTAGTCATATGACCTGTCGTCCAAGAACCTGACCCCCTGTCGAAATCCTCAAATACTGTAAAAGAGTTATAAGCTTGGGGTGTAATTGGGGTAGATGGATAACCTTCGTCTAGGAATAATTTACGTCTATCGTTAATAGATATTGAATTATATTTCTCTAGTGATTTAAACTCTGAGTCATTTAAGTTTGCCATTATTTCCTTTTTTTCCGGGGGTCATATTGATTCATAGCTCTATTCTTTGATTTAGAAATAGCTTGTAGGTTTTTACTAGATTTATCAGAAGTGTTATGATTTTTGTGGTCTACATCTTTACCGTCTCCTTTCCTCACCTTCCCTTCTTTAGCCATCTTAGCACGAGATGCGTTTCTCTCTGCCCTGCGTTTCTTCTGTTCTGGAGAACTATTATATGCTCTCTGACGAATAGAATCAGCAGTCGCACCCTTCTTATATTGTCCTTTTTTAGGCATATTATTTCCTTAATACTTTTAACAGATAATCTTTTGTCTCAGATGGAAGGTGTTGCTTCCAAGAGTCAGGATATTTCTTAATAAGCCTGTCAACCGTCCCTACCCCAGCAT